TTGCTCTCATATGCTCCACGATATCCTGTCTGTCTACCAATAGAGCATTCAGCAAATCTTGGGTATCTTCGTCAATTGCAATGATAGATCCATCGTCTAGTTTGTAATCTATCTTATTTTCGATCAACGACTCAATAACATTCAGTGATCGTATATTCTGTATTACTGGATCTACACTGAACAACTTTGATGCTGCCAGACCAATATAGGATTCAATCAGAGTATCTGTTACCTTGATATTATGATGTTCCCGTATAAGTGTTGCAACAACATTATGGTCAATGTTATCGTAGATCTCTTGTATAACTTCTTCCTGTAACTGCACTTCCTTTATATGCTGCTTTGCTTCTTCGATACTGGTGAACTCTGTTTGTTTATAGTTGATCAGTATATCATCATTGACGGTCATGGTTATAGTATCGGCACCGAATGTTACTTGTTCTGTAACTTCGGCACCGGATAAATTATCTTTGATCGTCTTTGAGAATTGCAAGTAGTTCATTATTCTTGTTCTGTTTGCTCTTCAATTTGTACTTCTTCAGCAACCAATTCTTCAGCAACTACTTCTTCTGTTGTGAACATTGTCTGGGCGATTTGCAGACGCTTTGCTTCGATTTGAACAGATACTTTCTCTGCCATTGTATCTTCAAATGCAGATTCAATATCCAAGGCACTGCCACTTGCGATTGCATCAATTAGGTTACGTGTACTCATTTTACTTCTCCTTGTTGTTCTTGTGGAATTTCCTCAGGGATTGCTGTATTTGCCGCAAGCACTGCCTGTTCATCTTTCATTTCTACATCGATATCTTTGATGTCTTCCTCTGACTGTTGTAACACATGCTTACGGATCCATGCTGTGGAGTAATACTTTCCAACATACGGATCAACCTGCTGTAGCATATTAATACGTTGCATCAATACTTCATTGTCCTTCAGCTCAGAGAAGTAATTATCCTTTACAAAATCAAATCTGATGATGGATCGCATATCATCCCACTCATCCGGTCTGATAATACCCTTGGCCACCAACTGAACACGCAGAGTGTCCTTGAATAATGTACTGAACCTTTTCCTAAGTCTACCAATAAACTTACTGAACTTTACTTCCTCTCTGGTTATCTCAGAGGACTTACCAAGACTGAATACCTGCTCTGGTTTCAATCTACCAATCGGCACATTCAATGCCTGGAATAATTTATTCTGGAAGTACACAATATCGTCAATCTGTCCAAGGTTAGAATTCTTTGTGAATACGCCACAAGATAGAGCAAAGGTGTGGTGATTATGTACTAACTCATTCGAGTCAATAGTCAATGTTCCAACCTCTATTTCATCTGCCAAGTATTCAATACGCACAACTCTATGGTTATGCAAACTTTCCTTTACTCTAAAATCTTTCCAAGAATCATATTTACCAAACCTAGTAACACACTTGTCAACTAATCCTTTCGTGAACCCTACACTGATATCTAAGTTGGGGATACACTTGGTACTGTTCAATTCTAATAATCGTTCCACACAATGTTTATTACTATTTAGCGACTCAACAACATCGTGTATAGTAACTTGGTGTGTAGTCTTTCCACGAACCACATCAATGATAGAACAAAGAATATCATTGTCAAATTCAACTTCTTGAACCTTCTTGTGATTTTCTCTGCGAGATTTAGAAAGTTCAACATTGGACCATATATTCTTTGATATTGTCGATTGTCTAATACTTGCAGTTTCTCTGCAATCATCGGTCCAACTAAGTTTCCTAATATCAGATATATGTTTTGCAAATTCTGTATCAGTTGCAAGTTTCTTTACAAATGCAGCAGTACCAAGTCGTAATGCTTTATTACTATTGATAGCACGTATTGCTCTTTCTTCATCAGACTGGTTATCAATAAAAGATTGAACTCCAGATTGTACCTTTGCACAAATCTTATTGTATTCTAACTCAGATAACCCATTCCAAAACTTTTTGCTATTATCATAAGACTGTTTTACTTTATTCTTATACCAATCTGAATTCTTTTCTCGTTCTAATTTCATTTTTGCTGATGATGCAATAGTTCCTATCATCGGAGGGAATGAAATGGATCTATGATATCTAGCATGATCTCTCCAAGACATCAAACACAAATTTTCTGGAGAATTATCATGGCGATTTACATTCTTATGATGAACAACATATCCATCCTCAAAATCCTCTTCATATACTTCCAATGGCAATTCTGTATGACTCTTCACCATTCTGTGGGTATACTTCCATTTTTTAGTTGCATTATCAAACAGGGTTTCGTAGTCAAGTTTTTTGTGTTCAGAAATAAATTCCTTCTTACGATACAGAGGAATTAGACTTTCTCCTTCGACAAAATCCTTTGCTTCTACAAATCCTTTTCCATAAATTGGGAATTTGTGATCTGGAGTACAAATTATTTCTTCTCCACTATCCAAAGTCAACTTCATCACCTTTGCTGACTTCTGAGTAACTCCTGCCCAACTAATCAATCCTGGTTTTACTTCTCCTGTGAATTCATCGCAGGAATAAGTCCATAATGTTTTTCCCTGAGACATTTCTGATTCTATATCTCTGATACTCAATTCTCTGCCATCTAGTAGAGAAACTTTAGTGTCCATTGCGAAACAACCACCAGGCAATGTAGTGATCTCAGTGCCCTTACCACCTTCACGACGGGGCATCCAAAAATCTTCCAGCATGGACATGAACTTTCTATCGTCCCGTGTCTCACCAGTGCTGGCATCATACACTACCTTGTTTCTAAATCTATTCATAATATCATTAACGTATTGTTCTGCCTTTATCTTCGGCAGGTTACCAACATCAATGTAAAAAATTCTGCGTTCAGGTGCGCGAGATACTCTGTAGATAACCAATGAGTCTTCAATCAACTTCAACTGATTCACTGGTTTGATTGCCTTGTGTAGAAATGATAGCATCATTCCAGTATTGGCATCCACTAAACCAGATGGAGTATACACAACAGAGTCCAGTGATAACTTTACACCGGCAGTTGTCTGTTCTGTAATACCCTTATCGTTGAATAGATAATACTCATCAATTTTCTTGACAACCTCAACATTGGTACCTGGTTGTCTTTCTCTGATTACATTTTTGATCCTGCGAATTTTCCGTGGATCAATGGCACGCATTTCTACAATGCCATCCTTGATATTATTTTCATCGATCATGACATGATAGTATAGGCGACCGTCAATATACCAGGTCCTAAACATATCATGTCCACGTTCATCGATCTTCAACAACTGTAAAACTATTTTGAATTCTTCTGCAATCTTTTTCTTGATCGACTCAGATAACTTCAGGTCATCCAGGATAATCTCAACGGGTTGTTTACCGTCCTCTGCCATGATTGCTTCATTGATGATGTCTTCAATTGCAGAATCACAATCCGGATACTGAGCAACTTCTCTGTATCTGCGAATAAGGTCATTCTCATTTTTGATTACACCTTCAACATCCAGTACCATTCCATAATATGAACCGGCATTTATGGATGATATGATTGCTGAACCGTCATCGGCAGCAGGAGGAACAACTGATAGTATGTTGCTCTTCTCCTTGTCCTTTTTACCTAATGTTATCTCCAATCCAAAAAGTTGCAAAGTAATTCTCCAAATGTTGTATAATGTATTATACTTATAATGCTTTTACTTCTGCTTATACTGAAATCGGGAATGTTCCGACTGGAGTATCGATAGAAGTGCTAATACCAAATGCACCACTCATTGCTGTGTTAGATGTCCAATAGTTGTACTGGAATGTAACATCAAACATTTCAATCTGTGGATTGTCATAGTCAAGTTGAATTGTGCTAATAGTTGTTGGATACGCATCAACAAACTTATAGGACTTCACTTGTGCGCCATTGCGATCTAGTTGATGAACAGACATATCAACTTGGTAATCGCGGGGATTCACAATACCATTTGTGGCGTTCAAATTCTGAATACCATGGGACCATTGTTCAAACGCATTACGGATGTTGAATGATGTTTCGTTATAGATTGTAATGGTCCATGGAACAAATGTACGCTCACCAGCAAAGTTCACTGGACGACCACGGTAAAACATTTCTATGTTGGTGATATCAGATGATGGTAACTGAGCAGCCTTACATAAAAACTGTCCTTGTTGTCCAGCAATAATACCTGTTGTTACAAAGGATGGATATGTAATATCAACCCTAAACTGATTAGTACGTGCACCACCAGATGATAGTTGTGCCTTAAAATTCGATATGCTAGCAATTTTGGGTGCCTCTCTTATTTAGATTAAATGATGTCTTGAAATATGTTGTTTCAAAACGCTTGTTGTTAATTCTCTATGACACAATATACAAGAACATTTGGGTTGATAATTTCCAACTGCATTACTTGGTTTTCCTAATTTAGATAAACTCTTTTTTCGTTTAGTTTCTTCGGATTCTTTCACTCCAAGTTTATACGTATTTCCCCAATGAGCCTTCTTTTCATTTACCTCATCTGAATGGACCCTACCTGTATTAGATAATCCCATACGTTTGGCGTGTGCTAACAATTTATCTGATGGCACTCTGTTCGTTCTTCCCTTCTGAGCGTCTTCAGGTGAAATAGAAATGTTATCAGTTTTATTTATAAAATCATTTCTGTTTGCCGCATTCATTCTTTTAAGGACTCTAGTTTCCCAAAGTCTAGCCTTTTTGACATCTGTAAAAGTTTGTCGTATTTCAAATACAAATGAATTTACTCCATATTCTTCGATGAGTTGTTTTACATATTTAGAACTAGTCTTATAGTCATCCCAAAACTCCGTTGGATGACACCCTTTAGCATACCTACACCCATAATAAAATGTATTGGTGGGGATGTGTTTCAATAGATATGTATAGGGTATCATAACAATTAAACTAATTAAGCACCAAGTTCAC